GGCCGTGAGGTAGGCGTAGCGAAGACGGATCTGAGAGTAGTTGATGAACTTCTTGTGGAAGACCGCATTCGTGAGCTTGGTGTTGGTGTACGCCTGAACGACCGGGCTCATGCTGATCGGGTCAGCTAGACGATCGTTGGAGAACACCTTGGTCTGCTCGGCCGAGGGGCTGACGTACAGGCTCTTGAAGTAGTTGATGAGGCAGCTGTAGGCGAGCAGCTTGTTGCCGAGCGTCGTGCTCTTCTCGACCTGGCGGCCGGCCTTCAGCAGCGTCTTCTTCTCACCCGTGTCGTAGACTCGGCGGAGGTACGGGCGCTCTGCGAACGAGAAGTTGTCGACCTTGCCCTTGTCCGCAATGCGAATGGCGGTCTCTGAGAACTCGGACGGGGAGACGTTGTAGACGTAGTCGATCTTGGCTTCCGACTCGTCGACGTCTTCTGGCTCTTCATCGAAGCCGTAGTCCCTGGGCTCACCCTCTTCATCGAGATCGTAGAACGGCTCAGTGTAGATCTTGCCGTCCACAAGCTGCTGTGCGAGAGCGATCGGAACATCGATCTCTGCGCGGCGTGCTCGAACTCGACGAAGGTCAACAAGCAAAACGAGAACCCCACTTGTTATAAGAGACTTGTAGCGGAAGCGACGTAAGTTTCTTTCGCTGCGCGCGCAACCTCCGTGTGGTGGTAGGAGGTAGGGTCAATCAGGCCCTCGCTCTCGGTATTTCTAGTTGGGCTTCGGCCCTTCATCCGAATCGCCTTGAGCATCCGGCCACCAAAACGTGGGAGGCGTTTCCTCCAAGTGTCTCGAGCTTCTATTGCTCCCCCTCGATCAACCAACACCCTAATAGGGACACGTTGGGTGGAGCGTAGTAGCAGAGGGACGCTTTGTCCCCTGGGTGACTAAGCGCCGCGTAGATCCGGCGCGGATCCCAGCCCGCCACAGCCGGGTAATGCTACTGCGCACCATTCAACGCGGATTGGCGGCTTGGCCGCCAATCATTTAGCTAGCCCCTCTCCGACCTTCCGATCCAGCACCTCCGCGAACCTGCGGAAGGTGTCCTCATTCGGAGGCAGAGGACGCCTGTTGATGGCCGGCACCGTCACACAGTAGCTGTTGACCTCGGGGATGAACTCCACCAGAGGCTTGACCGTGGGGTACGACTCCTCGGCCGCGGCCAGGACGTCGAGACCGAAGCTCCCACTGCCCCAGTACCCGTCCTCGACCGTCGGACCCTTCCACACGTGGTAGAGTAGGTCTCCCTCCTTCACCAGGTACTTCACGATCACGTGGTCGGTCTCCAGCAGTGGAGCGGCCACCACAACCGCCTTCTCCACGTCCGAGACCTTGGCGTCGCCCGCCTGGACACCCTTCATGACCTGCGCGCGGTCCTCGTCGCTGATGAATGCTGGCTTCGGTAGATCGTTCATCCGGCCCTCCTAGAAGTCTTCGTCATCGACGTCAGTGCCCTCGCCCGACTTGCTGAAGTTGCCCTGCGGTGTGAGCTGCTTGATATCGATGACCTTGGCATGATCCATCTTCATACGGAACTGCTGGAACTGCCTCAACACGTCCTGTAGCGCGACGTCGCTCTGACGAAGGATGTTGTTCGCCTTCTCCAGAGTCGTGATGCAGTTCTTGAGCGCCATGCTCGTGTCGACCGTGCAACGCTGGTTCTCGAGCTCGAGCGCGTGCTTGACAGCGATTTGCCCGATGCGCGCGGCTGCCTCGACCATGTTGAAGTTGGCCGGCGGCGCGCTGATGCCTACCACCCACGGTAGGTGCTTGGGTGCGAGGTCGGAAGGAGTCAGCAGGCCCTGGACGAGGACGTTCGAGCCCGCGTGTCCATCGAAGTACTCCAGCCACTGACCCGAGGTCAGCAGGCCCCGATTCCAGAAGTAGTGCCGGTACGCCGTCACCCCGTCCCTGGTGAGAATGATCGTGGTGTACTTTCTTAGCTTCTTGGCCACGACCGCCGGGTGCATGGTCGAGAGCAGAAGCGGCCGGAGCTTCTCCTGCAGGTAGGAATCGCGAAGGATGGCCACCGCCTCTCGCGCACTGGGCGTCTGCGCCCACATGTCGAAGATCTTGTGAGCCTTCAACCAGCGCCTGGTGTCGAGGTCCAACGGGTCGTCAGGACGAAATGGGTCCGGGCGCGGTTCCATCTCGTCATGAACATGACGGATGTACCCCAGGTTGAGGCCGTCCAGACCCAGCTGGTCCAGCTGGTCCATGATCCGCTGTTCGTCGAAAGCCGCCTCCCGCGAGATCAGGAACTTGATGTAGAACTCGCAGGGGCTCCTGACAGGAAGTCTCATGCTTGGGGATGCTGCACAAGCTCCCGTAGACCGTCGATGACCCTGTCGAGGTGGCGTGTCACGCGCTCGAGCGCTCCGGTGTCGACGTTCGACAGGCCGAGACGAGAGGCGATCAGCAGCTCGCTGAGCTTGCTGAGGGTGTCCTCGAACTCCGGCAAGTACGACACGAACGTCGAGACGTTCTCGGGATTGAGGAAGCCGATGGAAAGGACTCGATCCACCGAGAGCGGATCATCCAGAGACGCTGCCTCCTTCAGCATCAGGACGTTGATCTTCGGCAGGCGGTTGATGTACTTCTCCGCGCGCTTCTCGGCCGCAGCGTACTTCTCGGCAGCGAGAGTGACCGGCCGCACTCCCTCTATCGAGCACCACCTGCTCAGCTTCTTCGCGGACGCCAGCTTGGTCTTGGCGAACTCGGGGTCCACACCCAGAACGGCGAGGTTGAACACCGCCTGGTCATGGTCGATGAACTTCACGGGTAGCACGGCGGCCAGCTTCTCCACGGGCTGGCCGCGCATGCTGTACGTCCCACCCGACTCCCACATGATCTCCACCTGATGGGGGAGCTTGCGCGCGGCCGCGGTCTTGGAGAACTCGTCGGGGGTGGAGGCGAGATCGGTCATCTCCCGCATCGGGAGCCATCCGCAGTCCGCGGGGACGGCGAACACCATCTCGGACATGGGGGAGATCTCCTGGATGCCAGGAACCAGCTGGACCTGGACCTCACTGCCCATGATCGTCTGCGCGTGGTAGGTGTCCTTGCCATCCGGCCCTTGGACCACCCCCATGATGGTCATCGGGACCAGGGCCACGGCGCTGCCGCCGCGAGAGTAGTAGAAGCACCCGAACCCCTTTGGCGGCTCATCGATGATGTTCGTGCCCTTGCCCACGAGACTGCCAGCGACATCGTCCTGGAAGGCCGACTCGCTGCCGTTGGAGAAGATCGAGGTCGAGAGGTTGTGGCCGTCGAGGTCGATGCAGCTCGGGAACACCCAGCCCATGAGCTCCTTGCCGTCCATGGTCTTGACCTTGTACTCGCCGAACTCGTCCACGACCTTGACGGTCGCATCGTCGAGCGTGTCCTTGACCGCGGCGTTGGTGGAGACCGTGACCGTCCCGTTCCTCTCGACCTTGTTGACGATGTCCGACCCCAGCATCTCGGTGGCCTCCGGCCGACCGACGACTTCCTCCTGTGGCAGGAGGGTCTCGGGGTTGGCGGTCTTGATCAGGAAGCCGCCCGCCGTCTTCACGATCTGGATGACCTTCGGCGGGATCGCGTGGAGGGCCTCCTTCATCATGTCCTGCCCAGTGGACGACGGGGTGTGCCGCATACCGGCTAGCTTCGACAGCCAGCTGAGGGTTGCCCGGTTGTCGAGTAGTGCATGCCGCAGATCTCTGTCTTCGTTCATCAGCTGCTCGACAGCATCGACCTGCGCCTGCTTCACGCTCTCCCTGATGACGTCCATCAGGAACTCCTGACGGACAGCGGAGGTCTTGGGCGTCTCGAGCTGACCGACACGGGCGTTGCCGAGCCCGAACCCACCCGAACGGTAGGGCGGGTAGAGGATGTTCAGCATGTCCTGGTCGCCCGGCCTCTCGGCCGCGGCTTCGAACACCTGGGGCCTGAACATCGCGCGCTTGAGGCGCTCCTCCGTCAGCGGCTGGGCCTTCCCGTTCTGGATGAAGGTGTCCAGCGGGCTCATCCGGCCCTCGTTGACGATGACCGGGATCATCGCCATGTTCATGCCCTGAGCGCCGGAGCTCACGCTGTACTCGAGGGGGTTGACCGCGAGCTTGTTGGTGATCTCGACGGCCCCGATGGCGTACCGACGCTCGGGGTCCAGCTCGTTGATGACGATCTTTGGATCGAAGTCCCCCACGTACGAGGCCTGGCGGTAGAGCTCGTTCATGATCTCCGACTGCCAGTCGTCCGGGTTCTCGGAGAGACGGGTGAAGGCCGCGGCGAACTTCTGAAGCCCCTTCGGATTGTCCAGGAAAAGGTCCATCTTCTTCGTCTCCTACGTGAAGGCTACCTCTGATCGAGGCTCCACCGCAAGTGGAGATCTACGGCAACTCCGGTTGAACGTGGCTGTAGACCGACTCCGCGACGGCCTTCGCAATCACGTGGGCTGTGCCCTCATCCATGTAGATGTCCCCCACTGTGGGGATCATCTGGATCGTCGTCGTCCCGTCCGGCTGCGGGATCTCTTTGGTGGCGACTGAGACCGTCACGCCCCTGGCTATGGGGTTCGCTCTCAGCTTGCTGAAGATCATGTCCTCCAGTGCCTTGGCGGAGATCATGGCTTCGGCACCATGAACTTGGGGTTGAGGCAGGCCGCGAGCTGTCCAGCCTGGGTAGGCGGTGCCTTCGGTGCTTCGTGCGAGTGCAACCCTAGCCACTTCAACAGCGCGCCAGAAGACAGGATCGGTTCGAGTGGACCGTTTCCGAGCTTGAGGATCGCGGCATCGATGGTCTTGACGCCAGTGATGACCTCCATGCTGACCGCGGCCTTGAACGAGTGTGTCCCCATCACCTCCTCGTTCTTGGCCCCAGAGACCTTGATCTCCTGCGTGCCCGTGACGGTCAACTTGTCTGACCCCATCACGGTCGTCTCGCGGCCGCCCGTGTACTTCTCGGTCAGCTTGCCCCCAGACACGATGTCGATGTCACCACTCTTCTTGATCCGAAGCGTGTAGTTCTCCCCGGAAGCGGAGCCGTCGTCGACCTTCACGTTCTTGGGTGCGATCACCAGCTCGTAGCGGATGTCGTCGCTCACGTGCCCGAAGCGGACCTGGACGTCGGCCTTGTCGTTCTGCGCCTTGTCCCGGACGGTCAGACGGTAGATGACAGGGGCTTCACCCGCAGGGTCTCCCTCTTGACGATCCACCCGCCAGAAGACCGCTCCTCCTGGGGTGCTCATCTCGAAGTTCTCGCAGAACTGGCGCAGATAGTTGAGGACCGGTATGAACATCGTCTGGCAGGTGGGCGTGGTGCCGATCTGGATCACTCCACCTCGACGCAAGTAGATGAAGTTGCCGTCATGCCCAACGAGTGCTATGTCCCCTGGATTCAGATCTGGCCTGTTGCTGCGAAACGACCCTCCAGCCTTCTTGGGCGCGCTCTCTCCCGTGGACTGCGCGGTGGAGGGTTTTGGTAGATCTTCCTCGTTCTCCACGCCCGGCTGATCGGCCTTGTCTGTGAGGTCGTCCTGTTGTGCCTTCTCCGATTTCGGCACGCCGACGAAGCCCAACACGAAGGGCGATTGGGAGTCCGAGGGCGACGTGAAGTAGCAGACGGTGCCGACCTCCGGCATGACGTAGATGCCGGCACCGTTCGTCGCCTCCAGGTACGGACACATGAGCGGTACCTTTGGAACGAACTTGCCGCTGTACTCGGAGATGATGTCGACCGTCCAGTTCTTCATGTCGACATCGGCGATGACCCCCTTCTCCGCCCAGGTCGGTACCTGGGCGTTCACCCTTTGCGAGGGGGAGTTGGACGTGCCCGAAGGGGTTGTCACGTCGAGATCCTAGTAGCCGGCGTAGACAGGCTGGGGCTTCGGGCGAGAGAATGCCTTGTGCAGTAGTGCCCCAGCTCCCAGCAGCGCGCCACCAGCAAGCCCGGCTTTGCCGAGCGGGGTCTTGGCGACAGACTTCAGGCCTCCCAGGATGCCTCCGCCGCGCGTGACGCTCTTGCCGCCGATGTTCTCGATCGTCGGGATCTTGCCGCCCTCGAAGACGTTCTTTGTGTGCTGCCAGAGCGTGGTGCCGGCAGGTGCTCCCAGGCGTTGCGCCATGGGTCCGGACCCGCCGATCGCCTGACCGAGGTGTCCAAGGCCCTCGCCCATGAACTGTCGCCCCTTGGTGAACATGCCAGGGGCCGCCGGGGCGTCTGCGGGGATCGGTGGGGCCTCGGCGTAGGCCATCTTCCTCAACTCGGTCAGCTCCTCGATGAAGGCCGACCCCAGCCTGGTCATGTAGATGTTGTCAGAGGTGTTCATCTTGATCTCCTAGTGCGGGTGCTTCAATCCGAACTCTGCCCCGTGAGCGATCCCCGGTATCGGATGAGTCCCGTGGATGTTTGTTCCCCATCCTTTGTTGGCAGCCTCGATGATCGTTTCGTGCAAGCGCTCGTGGTTCAATCTTGCCATCCAGTCAGTCTGGATGTCGAGTGGCAGTTTCTGCACGCCTTTGAGGACCGGCGCGTGTTGAATCGGCCGTAGTCTCTCGGCATTGAGCCGCTTGTTGACGGCTTGGATCTGGGAGGTCGGGGCGAAATCGCCACGCAGGAACTCCTTGTTGTCCCCAGGTTCCTCAACACGGGTCAGGTTCGTCATGCTCTTGACGATGGTCTCGATGTTACGGCGACGGATGCCCTCGCTCTTGTAGAGATCGTAGAGCTGACTGGAGAGGTAGCCCTGGACCTTGCTCAGACCAGCCAACGGCAGGAGCTCGTGGGGGTTGATGGGGCCGTGTGACACTGGGTCTCCCTTCTGCACGGCCATGCCCACGGACAGCTTCTTGGGCTTGTCACCGACGAAGACGATGGGCTCCCCTCGATCCTGGGGAACGTAGTGGCGCACGCCTTCGACGAAGACGTTCGTTCCTCCAGCCGGGTCCTTCGAGATCTTCGTGACCTTGCCTTCCATCGTGCTCAGGGTGGCCGACTTTGGGATCTTCTCGTAGAGCTGTACCAGCTGCTTCACGCGGTTGAACTGGTCGGTCAGCTGAGCTCGTGCCTTGGCCGCCTCTCCCACAGGCGCGATGCCGCCCTCATGGAAGGTCCGCATGGACAGCTGAGTCGCTCGCTCACCGATGGATTGGGCGCTGATGACCCCGACGTTCTTGCCGATGGCAGGGTGCTGTCCGTTCTCGTCCAAGCCGTAGCACTTGGCGCAGATCCCAGTCCCGTGCTCACACCGCAGAGGCGATCTCACAATGATCTTGCCGATGCGCGCCTTGTTGTTGCGCAGGCTATCTCGAACCTCCGGCGTGATGAGAGTGCCGGCTGGGAACGTCTTCTTGCCGATCTTGACATCGACCGCCAGGTGGCGGTCGAGGATGTCCTTCTCCTCTACGGGCAGCGAGATGCCCTTCTTCGTACCACAATCGTGGACTCCGACGATGTTGTTGATCACGGAGTTCATGACCTGCTTGGTGAGATAGCCGGGCTCTTCAACCGACTGTACCTTCTGGATGACGCCCTTCCTGGCCCCGGACATCGAGGTCCAGTAGTCTCCGGTGTCCAGGCCCTCGGAGTAGGACTTCCTGACGGGCGACGGGATCACCTCACCTTTGGCATTCATGATCAACATGGGAGCCATGGTGATCTGCCTGTAGGCGTCGATGCTGGGTTTCACGCCGGCCTTCATCATGTTGAATAGGGCAGTCGGCTTCTTCGAGTGCTGGGTGTCGACGACGTGCAACATCGCTTGCGTCGCGCCGTCGTAGACCTGGACGACCTTCTTCTCCTTGTCCACCTGCTTGCCGGGCCCCTTCATGATCTCGGCGACCTTGGCATCAGCCATCCTCAAGATCTTGTCTCTCGTGACTTTGTCGGCCCGCAGATCGTCCAGTCCGAGAGAGAGCGCCTTGTTTGTGGCGAACTGGTTGCCCAGGTCCTTGAGCTTGTTCGAGACCACACCGAAGTCGTTCTTGTGCTCTTTGGCCACGACCGTCAGGAGTGCTGCCTGTCCCTTGCCATCGAGAACGAAGGTTGGATCCAGCACCTTCTTCCGAAGAGGCTCCGGCAGGACTTCAGCAATGAGAGCTCTGCCAACCGTCGTTCTGCCCTGCCCGATCTTCACCTCGTGATTGAAGTTGATCTTCCCCTGGTGCGCGGCCTGCGCGGCAGTTGCTAGGTCCTTGAAGGACTCATTGGAACGCCCGGTGACCTGTGCCAGCGTGAAGAGGCCCAGCTGGCTCTCGTGCGTGGGTCGGTACATGATCGAACCGCTGGCAGGGCTGAAGAGATTGCGCGAAGGGAGCATGTCGTACGCTTCCTTCACGGCCTGGGTGGTCAACGGGACGAACGCGCTCATGGTGTCGCCGTCGAAGTCGGCATTGTAGCCGGACGTCACCAGCGGGTGGATCTTGATGGCTTTGCCACTGATGAGCACGGGCTTGAACGCTTGCACGCCGTAGCGATGCAGCACGGGGTCGCGCTTCATCAGCAGCGGTCGGTTGTCGACCACGCGCTCGAGAGCCCTGGAAGCAAGGGGGTCGTTGTTCTTGATGGCCAGCTGCGCCTGGAGCGGCGTCATGTCTGCCAGGCCGCGCAGCTCACGCACCACGAACGGCTTGTAGATCTCCATGGCCGCCGTCCGCGGGATGCCGACCTGGTCCAGCCCGAGCTCGGGCTCTGGGATGATGGTCGAGCGCATGCTGAGGTCCTGCTTGCGCTTGATCAGTTTCTCCTGGAAGAACCCCTCCTTCGGCTTGCCCTCCTTCTCTCCCTCCTTCACGCGCTTTCCACGGATGATGTCGAGCACGCCACGGAACTTCTGGTTGAGGTGGCCGCCGAGACCGGCAAGCGACCGCATGCCGTCGTAGATGGCCGACCGTCGGTCATCCTTCATGTGGTCGGGCAGAAGTGGACTGGCCTCGTTCATCTTCTTCACGAGCAGGCCGACGCCCTTGTACATGTGGTTGAGGTCGTCCTCGTTCAGGCTTCCGTTGGGCATGACCGACACCGGGCGTAGAGCCGGTGGGATCACCGGGATGTGCTGCTGCATGTAGGCTTCATGCGGCGTCATCCCGAGGTTGCTCAGGACCGACAGATACTTGACCTTCTTGTTCGTGGCATCGAGCTTCGGACCCTTCAACGCGGGGTCAGCTAGGCGGGCCTGAGCCGCCCTCAGCTCTTTCTGCACGTCGATCTTGCCCAATAGGTGGGAGATCGCCAGGCCGCTGCGCAGGCCTTCCTCGGGCTTGACGAACGCGCCGGTCTTCGGGTGGATGGCCTTCTCACCCGACATGACGGCGTCGAAGTCCTTCTGTTTGAGCCCCGTGAGGCTGGTGATGGCCTTCTCGAAGATCGGGTTCGGCATGGGCTCGGGCAGCTTGATGTGGGCCCACTTCGTGCCGTCGACACCACCAGTCACCTTCGGGTCGAACAGGCCGTGCTCTTCCGGCTTCAGGTTCTTCCCGATCACCATCCGTCCGGGGTCCTTGATCGCGCCGTTGCTCATCTCCAGGACGTTCTTGTCCGTGAGCGGCATGAGGTTGATGGTGTTGCCCTGCTTGACGGCGTTCACTCCGATGGCTTTGAGGTAGCCCAGGAACTTGTTGTAGGCGAACGACGGTTTGGGAGGAGGAATCGGATCTCCGGCCTGGATGGCAGACCACAGTTCGTCGTTGGTCTCGGCGTTGCTCTTGTAGGTCTGCATCTCGCGGATGTTGGCTTTCGCCCCGTGCGCCAACATCGCGTACAGGCCCAGTGCGTCGATCGCTTGCGCTCCGTGGGGACCACCACCTTTCGGGATGTGGTTCACGTCGTAGGAGTAGCCGGGACCACCGGCACGTGCGACCAGCTTCTTCTCCACCTGGTGCTTGAGCTTGTGAATGTAGTGCGGCCCGACCAGAGCCTCTCCCATAGGCTTGCCGGAGGTCGGGTCGAACAGCAGCTCCTTGTCTGACAGACCGTGGGCCTTGAGGTCTTTCTGCACGCGATCAAGCCAGTCCTCGGTGCCGTCGAAGTTCTGGATCTGGTAGGGCTTGCCCGTCTTCTCGGCGATCTTGGCGGCCGCGGTCTCCAGCACCTGGCCAAGGTTGAGACGGCCGGGGATGCCGGCAGGGTTCAGCGCGATGTCGATGTGACGTCCGTCCGAAGTCTTCGGCATCTCGTGATCGGGCACGATGCGGGTGATGATGCCCTTGTTCCCATGCCGTCCGGTGATCTTGTCACCGATCTCCGCCGCCTCGTTCGTACGGACGTGGACCTCGACACGCCCACCGTGCTTGACAATGTTCGTGACAATGCCCGGATGATCGGCTTCCCACCGGATGGACGCATCGCTGTACGGCTGCACGAGCGACTTGTGCATGCGCGACAGCATCCTCGACTCGTCGTCAGTGATGTCCTTCTTCTTCAAGGCCGCAACGAGGAGGTCGCCCGGCTTGATCTCCGTTCCGGGCTTGATCACGCCGTCCTCGTCCAGCTTGTCCATGTGCCCCTTCGTGATCGTGCTTCCGAAGTAGGAGGCGAACTTCTTCCGGTCCTGCACGTGGTCCGGGCTGAGATCGAGACCCTTCCGGTACATGTGCTCGGACGTCAGTTTGCGCGAGGCGCTGTCGCTGATGACGACGCCGTCCTCGAAGTTGTACCCATGGAACGGGACGAAGCCGGCGCGCAGGTTGGTGCCCAGAGCCAGACTACCGTTGCGAGTGAAGTTGGTGTCTGCCACCACCTGGTTCTCACGCACGCGATCGCCAGGCTTCACAAGCGGCGCGCTGTGCATGAAGCTCTTCTCATCGTTGAGCGGGAAGTGTTCGTACAGCTGCATCTCATGCTTCTTGCCATCATCTCCCTGGATGTGGATGTGATCTTTGCCGACCTTCAGCACCTCGCCGGACACCGGAGCTAGATGAGAGCTGCTGCGTCCGATGAGCTCGTTCAGAGTCGCGCCCTTGCGGGCGGACAGCAGAGTCTGGACGAGGGGGACTTCCCGATGTGTGAGCGGGATGGCCTGCTCCATCTGTCGACCGGCGTAGGTCGCGCGGTTGCCGGAGTCGTTCTGGAGGAACGGGACCAGGTTGGTGGAAAGCGAGAACATCTGCACGGGGGAGGTCATCACGTAGTCCGCATGCCTCATCTGTCCCTCGATGATCTCGTTACCTATGGTGCTGAGCTTGATCTTGGACTTCAGTGGGATGGGCTTGCCGTTCTCCCAACGCACTTGATCGGGCAGCACGACGTTCGAGTGGTAGGCACGCTCGGGGTCGACATCCTCCATCTTGCCGGTCTTGATGTTCCACATCCGCACGACGACCTTGTCGCCCTTCTTCGTCGCGCCCAGAGGGAGCTGGAGAGTGATGCCGCTGCGGCTGCCTTCCGGCGTGTGGATAGGATCGAGGAACCCCAGATGTGAGGGGTCTACGAGCTTGGCCTCGGGCGTGACCTTGTGCTCGGACTTGATACCGCCCTCACCCATGATCGTGGTCTTCATCGCGCCCGAGACCATCTCCAACGGGTTCATCTGTTCCGGGCTGTTGGAGAGCGCGGTCTTGGTGAAGACCGTATGGATCGGACGGTTGAAGATGTCCGGCGATACGATCTCGTTGACCTTGGTCCTGCGGTTGAGGTTGTTCCCCACCCGACGCAAGATCTCATCGCTGCGCTCGCGGATGGCCTCCGCCACGTAGTCCTCGGCCGAGCGGAAGCGCTTGAACATGAGGCTGTCGCGGTTGTCCTGCGGGGCCTGGCCGCGGCTGATGTCCAGCAGCTTCTTGGTGGCGAGCGTGATGGCTTCGCCGCCCGCGGTCTTGAGCGGCTTGCCGAGGGTCAAGCGGGAGACGTTGGGGTCCATCTCCGCCTGGTCCATGAACTGGTGGATGAAGTTCTTGGCGTCCTGCGGGCTCTCAGGCTTGCGGCCCATGGTCGCGCGGTAGAACTGCTCGAGCGCCTTCTGTGTCCCCTCTTGGCGGTTGGATGCCAAGATCGGCTTGCCCCACTGCCGTTCGAGCTCGTCGTCCGGGACTCCCAGCTCCTTGAGGATAGGATAGAGCGGGATGTGGGTGTCACCCTTCTTGATCTTGAACTGTCCGGCCGCCTGGTCGAAGAGGACGTTGAAGCGGCTGCGGCCCTTGAGATGGAACTCGCTGCCGAGCTCGCCCTGCTGGTTCACGCGCGAGTAGACGCCCGGCTTCAGCTGCCACTGGTTGTCGAGCTGGTACTCGTGCCCATCCACGAGATAGGAGTAGCGACCTGTCACCTTCGGCAGGTTGATGATCCGCATCTTGCGGCGATCGACTTCCTTGCCAGTCTTGGTGTCGATGAGGGAGAGGTCGGCGTTCACAGGCACGGCCCATGTCGTCCCGCTCAGACGTGCCTCTTTCTGCGACCGTATGTCCTCTATGTCCTTGTTGTCCTTGATCTCCAGCCCGTTCAAACGCAGCGTGTGCTTGGAGCCTTCGATCGGGAAGACCGACTGAACGGCCTCTGTGACCTTGGACTTGAGTGCTTCGAACCCCTCTTTGGGGTCAAGGCGTGACATCTGTGGCTCCTCCATCCCCTCGGACTGCGTCCTCACAGGGGATCGTGGGATTCACACGAGACTACCAGGGCCATAGATCTGTTGGCAACTCGAAGAAACTTCTTACAGCAAGAGGTCACAGTTGCGTTATAATGGGACATGACGAAAAAATGTGGGAAGTGTAAAAGATCAAAGCCACTGGACGAGTTTTATAAGAACAGATCAAAACGTGACGGCCGAGACGATTACTGTAAAAAGTGTCGCAGCAAGAGATCCAAAAAATACAATGACGATCCCGGCAACAAAGACAAGAAGCTCAGATTATACTTTGATACTCCACGTGGAAAAAGGCACAAGATCACAGCGGCGCGCTGGTGGAAACGTGTGGGATGGCTGAGACGCATATCCAGAAAATACGGAGTCACGCCACAAGAATACGAAGACAAGTTGTCCGAGCAGAACGGTGTATGTGCTATATGTGCACGCCCTAATGGGAAGATCCGTTTAGCAGTGGATCACGATCACAAAACAGGGAAGGTTCGGGGACTGCTGTGCAATAGATGTAACATAGTTCTTGGCCTGTTGAACGACGGAATTGATCTGTTTGACAAGCTTAGAGCTTATCTACAAGCACACCAAAATACGTGATCTTAAAGGTATAAGGACTCTGATGGATCGGAAATAACTACTACCCCGGAGGAGAAGATGCCAAAAGACCAGCAGGTTGAGTCCCCGCTCGCGAAGATGGAAAAGCTGGTGTGGGACAGCCTGGATCCGGACACCAAGGACAACGAGCGGCAAGAGCAAGAGGACGAGGACGAGGAAGAGGACTCCGACTGATGTGGCTGCTGCTGAAGTGGGCATTCATCTTCGGTGTGCTCATAGGCCTGAAGGACACGCAGCAAGACATAGTGGAGGGCCTCCGAAGGAATAAGGCACGCCATGATCTCAACAGACGACCCGTATGATGAGAGCCCATGCTGCCTGTTCTGCGACAGGCAAGTCGGACTCGACATAGACGCGATCGGACTTTGCGTGGGGTCACGTACCAGAAGCACAAAGTCCGGTTGCTGGTACTTCAACCCCGAGCAGTTCGACGACAACGATGACGTGAAGTGGTTCCACTTCCACTGCATCCAGACGGCCTTCGACTTCTCCAACGCCCCGGACAACCCCGACGAGGATCGGAACTGCATGTTCTGCGGAGCGCCTCTTGACGAAGAGGTCATGTACTACGAGTTCGCGCTCGGACGGTTCCAGACCGACCGCCACGACACGACCTGGATCCCTACTCTATTCAGGGTGAAGGGAAGCAGCAGGCAAGTACGATCCTATGCCTGCCACGACTGCGTATTCGATGGTCTTGGTGAAGGCAACGGAGAACGCGCCAGGTACATCCTGGGGATGGACGCCAAGGAAGAGGAGCCTGTCAGATCACCCAGGATACCGATCAGGACCAGACCGAGAGGGATACCGCGTCGCGCGGCTAAATGAGAGCTGCACCAGGTGCCCGCATGGGTGGCCTCTGCTCAGGCAGTGGCTGCCCTGCGGGTGCCGCTTGCCCACCCATCAAGCTGCTTAGCATGGACATGACCAGCTCCGCGAGATCGGGCGAGGACGCCTGTAGGTTCTGCAGAGCCATCTGTCTGCTGTTCTCGTCAAGCTTGGCGAGGTAGTTGGCGATCTGGCTGGCGGTGGCGAGCAGATCGATGTTGACCGAACCCATCTGCTCGGGTCCAGCAGGTGCTTGCTGCTGCGCCCCAAGCGTCAGCGGGGACTGGGTTGGTGCCATAGCCGCAGGAGGCTGAGCGGGTTGTGCCGCAGCTTGCTGCTCGGTGGCAGGCGCTGCCTGGCCACCTTCGACCACACCTTCGGCCTCCGCACCCGGCTCACCAGGAGTCGGCTGCATCGCCTGCTGCATCTGCAGCTGCTCCTGCTGGCTCTTGAGCTGGTAGCGCATCATGATCATCTGCGCCTCGCCCTCGATCTCAGCCTGGGACAGCCTGCTCTTCTTCATGCTCTCGGCTCGGCGAGCGGTCTCCGAAGCGATGGCCTCGTCTTCCTTCTCCGCATCGAAGTCGGCATCGGCGAGCAGCGTGCCATCGGAGATCTTGCCGGACTGGTTGAGCTGGAGGTTGTAGGCCTTGCGCTGGAGGTCGTCCGCCATCTTGAACGGCTTGAACTTGGCGTCGATCAACGTCCAGTTCATGTAGCTGGAGATCCGCCCCATCACCCAGCGAAGCAGCCGCAGGTGGTTCACCATGTAGCCGAGGAAGAAGTTCTCCAGCATGCGGAGAGAGACGTTGGAGCCGGAGTAGGAGAGCCCACCGAAGACCAGCTCCTGTGGCACGCCCATGCCGGTCACGATCTGCTCGCTCCACACACGGATCTCTTGCCCAAGCAGCAACGCGCGTCCGTCGCCGCCGATGGTCTGCTGCCCGACTGGGAGCGGCAAGATCGGCATGTAGTTGTTGTCGAATCGCCACCTGTTGATCTCGTCCCCGATCTGATCCTTCCAGTCGCCGAGATTGACGCTGGTGTACGGGTCGGAAGTAGCGGATCCCGCCTGTGGGAAGAGCACGCGCAGCGGCACGATGTGCTCGAGCGCGATGGCCTCCTGCGCCTTCTTCAGCACCTGGAGGTAGAAGGCGTCCTTCAGCACGGGAAGCAGGAGCGGGATGCCCCAGCCGCGATCTTTCCCAGCCAGTGTCGGACGCTTGAAATGGTAGACGTTGTCGCGGGACAACACCACGGCCTTGCGCTTCTGGAGGGCCTCGATGAAGACCTGCGGCACCTCTTCCACGACGTTCTTCTTGCCCATGATGATGTCGTTCTTCAGCTGCACGGGCATCTCGTAGAAGTAGGTGTACTCGCCGTTCAGATCGTGGTAGCGGATGTCGACGTCCTCGGGGTTCCATCGGAGGAGCCGGATGCCCCGTGAAGATCGCATGTAGACGTCGTTGACGCGCGCCTCACCGTGCTGATGGCAGCGCGGGCACTGCCAGTAGAACTGGAAGTTGCGGAAGTAGTAGTTGGTGTTCTTGGCCTGCGTGCTGAATTTGCACTCCTTGCACTCCAGCATCTTCTTGAACGGGAAGAAGATCGAGACCAGGGCGTTGCCGTAGGTGTAGTAGTCGAGCCCGACCTCTTCCTGGAAGCTGCGGTACATCAGCTGCTTCTCCAGGAAGTCCTTCCACATGTCCTTGAGCTTCGAGTCCTTGCTGAAGTACACCAGATCCGTGATCGGATACTGGGACATCTTGAAGACCACGGCATTGATCAGCGGATGGACGAAGAAGTAGTACCGGCACCACCGGAACATCTGCTTGACGGTGGTGGGCAGGTACGTGTGGGCGATGTCGAAGAACGGGCTCGGGTAGTTGATGCCCTGTCCGAATCCGCCCTGGATCCGACCACGGGCGCGACTGAAGCGCCCAGCCCCGAAGGTTCCGCCGAAGTCGTTCATGGGGTCGCCTGCGTCGCGTACTCAGGAGGTGTCTCGATCGGCCCTTGCCCGCTGCCGGTGATCTTGTCCACTGCCCTCCCCAGATACTTCCCAGCTGCTCCCGTACCGGAAGCGAAGAGCATACCGCCCAGGAACGGCAGGCGGCTACCCAGCAGATAGCCACCGCTGCTGCCGATGAGTCGTCCTGCCTTCTCGGCCTTCCCGCCGGGAACGGTGGGATCGAAGACGTCCTTCGCTCCCATTTCCACGT